TTATCATCATCCGGATTGATGAAGATACAAGGCTTGTAGAGGCCCATCTTTATGTAGGTATTGTTCATAAGATCAGAGCTAAAATGATAACCAATATACCACCCTCCACCAGTGCAGCAGTTCTCCATCCTCTTATTCGTTTCTCTTTCTTACTGATAATGTCCTTTTTTTGGGATATATCACCCTCTAATTGTATGATATATGATGCATTGTGAGAAATTATCTCATTGAGTGAGTGATTTATCATACTAAGATTGTCATTGTCTGCCTGCAGATATTCCATCCTAGTGATTCCCAGCACTACTAAGCGTCTCTCAATCCTTAAAGTATCCAGCTTTCTCAAGCTCACTGAGTCTTTTGATAGCTTTTGTGTAGCTGCTATCAATGGAAATGCTATCATACAGATAGATAGTATCAATCTTTTCATGGTATATCTCTTTGATTTTTACTCTTGTCTTGACAAGTGTGTCAATTCTTTGCTCTATTACTTTTTGTATTGAGTCATGTCTCACTGTCACTACTTCCACTCTCTTTCTACCACAGCTCTGAATGATTGCAGCTATCAATATAATTACTGCAATGCTTATCATGATTACTGCATCAATATACTTTGCCTTCATATATCTTCTTGTTCTCTACATGGAAGTTCTTACCGTCTCTGTGCAAGATAGCAAAGCCATGATTCCACTGATTAGCTGGTCTATATCGCGGTGATAAGTCACAGAGACAACCAACAGACCATGTAGTGATGATCTTGCCATTGATGTCTTTCTCATTGTGTTCAGATGTCTGATGCCAATGTCCACAGATTGCATGACTCTTAGCTCTTAGGTATAGACCCCTTGCAATGTTTACTGGACTGAATACATTCTGTCCAAATTCGTGACCATGTACTACATTCAAGCTGTTGAACTTTGCAAATGTCCTACCATCAATCCACTCTACTCCATACTGATCTAGCCACATAAGAGACTGCAAGTTGAATGCATCTATCTCTACCAGTTCCGGTGCATGTGATGATAGGTATCTCCAGTACCTTTCCTCATGATTGCCCTCTTTATAGTACACTTTTTTAAATAGTGGGGATACCATCTTGAGGAATGACCTCACTGTCTCAAGCTCTTGAGAGAATGACCTAGATTCAGGATCCTTCTCCCATCTTGATAGCGTGTGGCAGTCTAGTATATCACCATTGAGATACAATGTATCACATCCTTTCTCTAGTCCATAGGTCAGAGCAATGCTTAAAGCTTCCTCATCATGGTAGGGGAAGTGAATATCTTTGAGCAAAAGTATCTTTTCACCCTTGATATTGACTGGCATCCTCTTAACAATAGCTGATTTTGGCAGTGTGAAGTATGGTGATTTAGCTACATACAGACTCTTGTCTGTTGTTTCTCGATGATTTCTAGAGCCTTTCTGTCCCCTAATGATTCTTATCAAATCTCTTGCTGACTCTGTATTCTTGTAAAGCTTGCTATGCTCTTTCTTTAGGAGCTTAGCTAGTGTCAGGTGAGGCATGTCTTGATGATTTCTGCAGTACTCCTCTGCTGTTAATCTAGCTAAAGTCTTAGGTCTACTCATTGATTAAGGTATAGGTGAATACTCCCTTCCCACTATCCTTGCATTTCTTTAGTAAAAAATTAAAATCTGAGGGATCAGCTATCACTTGACAGCCTGCACTCCACTTGTCTACTAGCTTGCTCATCAAATTAGCATTGGCTCGGTGTATATTGATCCCAAACATGCCCCTATCTATCACTCCCACAGTATCGGCTTTCTCATCTCTGTTGGCATCTCTGAACACATTCACTGGCATGATCTGTACAAGTGCCTCATATTTGCCCTGATGTAGTCCTATCCTCCAGCTATTTTTGTACTGGCCCTCTTGGAGGACAGCCGTACCTTTGGGATTGAGTAGATTCTTTAACCAGTGCTTACCTGGTCTAGTAGTGGCATGAAATGAATAGGCCTTATCTCCATCAATCAAGAAGATATTGTCACAGAAAGTATTGGGTAGATAGTCTTTTGTTCTGATTCCAACCAGGTGAAATCTCTCCCATTGATAGCCCTTGATGGCGAACTTTTCCTGCAGCCATGATAGGTTACTTATTGTCAGCATTCAGCTTTTTTATTTTCTTATGATAGTAGATGATGGTCATAACTCCCACCACAATAGCGACTAGACACCTATTGTACCCGGTGTGTCATTATTTGTTACCATTGCTCTCTCTTTTTTTTAAGTCATTCATCATCTTGTTGTAGAAAGATTTCATTTTCATTTCATACTCTTTCCGCTTGTCTACTTGACTGGTAGGAAGTCTTTTATTGACCATCTTAGTGTTGATTGTTTTAGACCTTGTGAGTACATCAATCCTGTCTGTGTGTATAACTGAGTATAGGGTGACTGATCAGGTGATGTATTGCTGCTATATTCAGGGAACAAAGATACATTCTGTCTGATGTAGTCTAGCATTCTCTGTGTGTAATATCTTGCGTTGTCTTTCGCCGCATCCATTAGCTTGTGCAGTTCACTCTCGCTGATGCTTGTCGCATTCTCACTGTCTCTGCTGACTATATTACCATTGTCATGCTTGTATACTAGCAATGGATATAGCTCAATCATAGTCCACCACACTAGCATCTTTCTCACATATTGGTCTATGAGTGTCTCATAGTCTCCTGCAAGGGTGCCAGCTTGTGCATCTGCTTTCAGCTTATTGGTCAAATCAGTACCTAGATAGTTCACTAGATACTTGTCTTGTGCAAGATATATGCATGGTCTGATGATGGCAGTGTCTACACTGTCATTGATTGCTGTATATTTCTTGATGAATGTCTCATCAATTAAAAGTATTTCCGGTAGTACTGCCATTTTATTATCCGTATTTAAGTGATCCTCTGCCTGGTCTGTTAATTGGTGCAATTCCCTCTATTCCTTTGGGCTTTACATAAGGTACATTCCCCACTCTCTTATCATTGTCAAGCCCCTTGTTAGGTAGGAACTTTCCTTTCTCTTGTTTTCTAAAGTATATCTGACGCCTCCAGTGATGATGACAGAAGGCTCCCCCGACCCAACGGAAGATATCGTAACTACTCTGCCCTGCAGGAGCGAACTCACCATTCACTCCATCATCACTCATCTGTTGAATGTCCTCATATTTGAACACTGCCCCAGCTTTTGACATTGCTACCATCTCAATACAGAAGTCTCTGCTATTAGCTGATAGATTTTGACTGTATGCATATCTGAGCTTGTATAGTCCAGCATCACCCCACTGACTTCTCTCTGACTCATCACCCTTAGCATAGCTATCAAGTGACTGACATTGGAGTACAAAGTCCTCCTCAGCTAGTGGATCAGTGACTTTCTCGTCACTAAGTAGCTCCCACTCATCATCAATATACTCAGCCTTTGCTTTTAGTTGCTCAATGAATGCTGCACCTTGCTCATCTGAGAAGTCATTCCATCCACCTGCACATGATTGCGCATTTGCTCTCTCTAGTATTCGTGCTGCCCAGTCTTTACCTGGATCTCCACCCCATAACTGCCATGCTATTCTGCCTGCTGTTGGAAAGCCTTCCTCTCCCTGATTCCACCCTAGAGCTTCCTTGTCCACTTCATGTCTAGCAAAGTAGCTATTCATTCTAGTGACAGTATCTAGTGATAAGTTACGCATGTTAGAGATGTCTCTAGCTCTTGCGACTCCTACCTCTGTTCCTCCTCTCTTGTACTCCTCTCTCCACTTCAGACCTAGCTCAGCTTCTGCAGCCATCTCTTTAGTGGGTGCAAAAGAGTTCTCCTCCTCCGCAAGTTTTATCTTTTTTTTTTCAGACTGCTGAATGACTGTAGTCTCAGCTTGCATCTCAATGATGTCATTCTTTTCAATGGTCACTTGTGATGGTACTCCATTGAATGCTAGTATCTGCTCTACTGCATCTGTGATGATGCGCTGAAATGGCTCAATGACTTGCTTAGTGAATACATATAGAGCAGCCTTAATCTCGTCAGTGTTAGAGCCTAGTCCATTGCCATCTGTTCTCACTCCCATAAGTAGAGGTGATGTCACTCTGTGGGCCACAATGATTTGAGAGGTAGCCTCTTTGGAGAGGTACTCATATTGCTTGTCAGCATCAGTGACTGGAAAGGGCTGTATTACTGGTGCCTCATCTTTACTCTTAGTGAATGTAATGAGGAACTTACCAGCGTTTTGTGTGCCGGATAGGTTTCTCTCAATCTCTCTAGAGATCATTCTCTGTGCTTCAGGTGATGGCTCACCGTTCGGGAAGTTAATATGAAAGGATGGAAAGAAACCATTGAGTATATTGTTCACATGGTACTCACTGATATGTCTAGTCAGTTCAATCCAATCTTTACTACTGATATAATCGGGACGAGGATAGTACAATGATCCCACACTATGCAGATGGAAGAAAAGCACTTGTCGTGGTGATTGATCTTCGGGATTGAAAAGAGGTACATATTCAGGCTTGTTCTTTTGCTTTCTAATGTCTTGCCAGTCTCTACTATACCACACTCCACATACATGATCCTCCTCATCTGATATAGCTAGTCTCACATTCTCGAAAGGTAAGTGATTGACCTGAACTATGCGAGTGTGATCCATGCTGTAGATGAGTTCCCAATAGACTCCACCTTGTAGCTTTAAGTCTAGTGCAGATGAGCCCAATATATTATCTAGCTCAAGCTTTGCGATGTTCACCTGGCTTGCTGGATTCTCACTCTTGAAACCTTTACCAGCTATCATGAATGAGATACTATTGACTAAGCTGCCATGCACTGGTGAACTCTGATAGAGGTCTATCAAATACTGAGGCATTGCATTTCCTTCTCCCCATTCAACCCACCCCTTTGTAGTCTCTTTCTCTACTTCCTCTACTTTGATATATTTCGCAAAAGCTAAGTTGGTTATATTATCCATTGTATATGTAGTCTGATGGTGTAGTAAATGATGGAGTCTGATAGTAGGTCACTCCCGTTGTAGCTTCCATGAAACCTTCCTCTACCAGTCCCAAAGATAATAATGGGTCTAAATTACTCCCACTATTTTGTGCATAAATATTGTAACAATATCTGCCCGGATCTACAAGCAAGATACCCCCATTCAAGGGGTCATTGACATTAGTGTCAAATTGCAAGTGAGTAACTCTGTTGTTCTCACTTAGTACTGTTGGAATGAAAAAATACTCCTTACCAGTGTTCTCATGTACGAGCTTCACTAGGTAGTGAGTATAAGTAGCAGCCAAGATCAGCTCCCCCTCTTTTAGAGAGAGGTAAGCTGTCTGCGCGGCTGTATTAGTTTGTACATAAAACATGCTATCTCTTAGAGAGTAGGTGCGTCTATTGTACCATCGAAGTCATTCACGATAGAGTCAGCTAAGCGGTATGCTTTGTGAATCTCCTCAGCAGTGAAAGTGATTTTGTATCCGTTGAAATCAATCTTGGTAGTACCAGTCTCAGTAGACTCAGTAGCTACCTCTGCACCATCCTTGTAACCCATTAGCCAGTAGTTATCATTGTTGTCTTGTACAATGATCACATGACGGCCTCTGCTGAAAGTGTCAAGCTGTAATCTGCGAGCTGCAGAAAGCTTAGTGAACTGAGCAGTTAAAGTCTGAGTGTAGAAAATAGTGTTATTCTCTTTTGATACAGTTGCTGCCTCCACAAAGTTTCCAGTGTGAGGCTTCATGTTGTAAGTCTCCCAAGTTGCTGCTGGGAGTGCAGTGATTTGTTCTGTTGTGGGATCTATTGTAGCTGAATCAGTAATTGTAGCGTATGGACCAATCCAAAAGGATTTGATACCACCCACATAATTTTTACAGTCCACAAGGAATCCCCCGGTAGCTAGACATGACATGGCTTAAGTGTATTAAATTTTTTATTCATTTTTATATTCTATAAAAAAGGCGGAGCCAAATACCCCGCCCCTTTTTATGTTAGATGTGTTAGTCTTAGAATGCTACAGCTACATCACCAGCGAAACCTACTTGAGTACCAAAGCGGTATCTCATCGCCATTCTCACATTATCAGATGCGTCAGTCAAGCTCATGTCTACTACCTTCACCTCATTCAAGTCAGATACTAAGTCAGTACCTACGAATAAGTTCTCAGGCTGAGCGAACAATAAGCAGTCATTTGAGAAACCTGGACATACATAGATTTCATAACCATATACTTGCTTCAAGATAGCGTTGTCAGCAGGCTGAAGTGGACCTCCAGTACCAGCAGCCATACAAGCTTGTAAGTACATTTGGAAAGTCTTTCTGCTCATGTAACACTTAGTGTTAGGTGATCCCATGATAGATGCAGGGATAACAGCTACAGTAGCATCAATAGCGGTCATGATATTACCAGCAGTCAAAGCAGCAGTGATGTTATAGTCAGGAGTTCCAGACTTAGCGTCAGAGATTTGCTTCAACAAACCAGTGAAAGCAGTATATCCGCTAGGTCCACCTACTGATCCCGAAAAATTACCTACCCACAAGTTGAACTCAAT